TATTACGCAGAGCTTTTTGCGCATCTAAACTAAGACCATCGCACTCATCTAGAATGATTACCTTAGTAGTACCAAAAATACTCTGCGTTTGAGCGAAGTTCAATACTTTAGTACGAATAGTATCAATACCATTCTCATCTGAAGCGTTAATATAAAGATATTGCGCATTCAGAATATCACTAATAACAACCTTCGCTAAAGTAGTTTTACCGACACCTGGAGATCCAACAAGTAGCAAGTTGGGTAGGTTACCAGTTTGCTTAACATTGTTGAAATAACCACGTGCGTCATCAGAAAGAACTACATCTTCTAATTTCGTAGGCCTATACTTCTCTACCCAGATGTCGGTGATTTCCATAACTTACTTACTATCAGATGAACCAAAGCCCTTTGCACCACGATTAGTCTCAGTCACTTCATCAGACCAATCCACTGCAACCTGCAAGAGAGGGTAAACAACAAACTGAGCAACAGCTTTACCCTTCTCAATAGTTACATCTGTATCGCTGAAGTTATAAAGCTTAACTCCAAGATCACCTCGGTATTGATTATCAATAACGCCTAGATGAGGTTGAAGATTATGTTTGAAGCCAAGACCAGAGCGAGGTTCGATTCTGAACCAATAACCAGGTGAGATATCAGCAACGGTAATACCTACTGGAGCTACTACAGAACCCCTAGCAGGTACAACGACATCTTCAACACTAAAAATATCGTAACCTGAATCCCCAGTAGCCCAAGCACTATTATTAACCTTCGGTAGAATAGCGTCGTCATGAGTCTTCAAAAACTTAACTTTAATTGCAGGTAATTCTACAATATTCCAATTTACATTTTCAGTCATATGTGTATGATATATATTTCTATTTTATGTTCAAGGTTTAATTCTTAGAAACTAATTATAAATACTCCTATGGAAGAAGCTAATGATATTATAGCACAGCTTAAAAATATTCCAAAAGAAGCTAAACAATTAGCTGCTAAGAAAGATATTGAACCTCTCGAAAAAGAAGAGGTCGAGCAATTCATTATAGATCAATCTGCAAAACTAATCAAGGATAGTATGGATATGATCGATAATATGAAAGAGGTTGTTTTCCACGTTCCAGATGCTGATAATGTTTCCTCTCTAGCAGAGTTAGTTAAAGCATCAACTGGTGCAATCGAAACCCTCAATAAGCTTATAACCCAGGATAAGAAATCTAAAACTCAATTGCAAGTAAAACAATTAGATATTCAATCTAAACAAATGCTACAAAATAGCGAGCAAGAACATAGAATGAAATTATCTCGAGAAGAAGTATTAAAGCAATTGATAGGTGGTAAAGATGTTATTGAAGCAGATGAATCAACCGAGTAAATCTTTTGTTGTATAACTCTTATCTTTTTGGACTCTATTTCCTAAACTATCTACCTGTACTGTATTACCTTCTACATTCTCATCAAATGTAACTGGGGTAATTTTTTGTTTGTTATTTAACTTATAGTTAGATGTATATAAAAGAACCTCGTAAAGGTTACCTATATAGTCTGCAACAAGCTCTAACAATTCAGGTTTGTTCTGAGTTATTCTTTGAGGGTGAAAGTAATCAGTTGTGAGATTAGATTGATGGGCTTGGTCTTGTTGCGACCCATCAAATAGTTCTTTTATATTTTGATTGAATAAACTATTAACTTTAGTGCTAGAATTTAAAAGATTAGTTTGAATATTGAAGTTTAGTTTATCTTGTAATACAGGTGGTAACGGACTCGGTACTGCTGCCTCAAACTCAATGTCATCAACAGTAGTATACCTTGCGCTTATGTTTTCGTCTTGTCTAAAAATATTACTAATACTATCGCTGTGATTTTGTAGAATAGATTCTTCTACGTTAGTCATTCCCTGTAGTTCTTCTTTTACTTTAGGGTGAGTAGCTTCGTACTTATCTATCCAGTAAACAATAAATTCTGGTTGTAAGCTTTCTATTTTTGATAAAGAGTTTTTCCAGAAGGTAGCTTCTGCTGTTATAGGATCTGGTTTTTGTTTGGAATTTGTATAATCAATATAAAGTTCTAATTCTGCTTTATACGTAGTGAAAGCTTTATTATTACTAACTGCTTTTATTTGAGAGTCAGCATTACTTGTAAGTCTAGTATTAACTAGCTCATGAACTAATGTTTTTGATGGTACTTGACAACTCATATTAATTCGTGGAATTTAGTGCATGCGATTTCTGAAGTGAAGCTCGTAGTTGTAAATGTATGCTTGTAGCCAACTACAAACCACCCTCCATTGAGCTTTTTCAAATTCTTATTTGATGTTTCATCAATATAGTTAATATTTACAAAATTACCTGTATTAATATTAAACACCCCTGGGCAAGAAAATGATAGCATTGTAGATAAATTTATTAGATTTTTAAGTAGTATATTTCTACCTTCATATCTTGATGCTAAATTACTAGGATTAGTAGTATATAAATATTTAAAGTATGTATTGTTTTCTATTCTTTCGTTTGTTTCTCTACTAATTTGAGTGTTTTTATTTAAAAAGTTTTTATTAATATTATCCTTTAATTCCCTTACAGTATTATCTTTATTGTAGAGATTGAATTTTTTGTTTTTAAAGCTGTAGTTAACTACCTTATGATTTACAATATCTCTTAATGTATCTTCACTGCTTTCGTTATATAAATTATAACTCGAGATAAGGATTGAGTTAGAACTTTTGACCCCAGGTTTAGCAGTAACATCCGAAGAGATGGAATATGTACCCCCATAGTTATAATTATAATTATTAATCAAATAATCATTATATAACTTTTTCAAACTGTATAAATAAAATTTATTTTCTCGTTTGAACATATATAAAGGGTCATTATTTTTATCAATCGCTTTATCCATTAGATAGTCTAAGGATGTTAATAAACTATCATTACAATTGGATGTAAAATAAATTTTATTGGCTGATTGCTCCCATGACTCTTTATCTGTAGAGTTTTTAGTTAAATTATTAGTAAGTAAATAATCAATTGCTTTACTAATGTTTACTTCTCTATCCGCATCAGACAACTGGGTTGTATCTGTTTCTAAAATATCACACGTAGAGAATGGTATTTTTCTATTGCGTAAAGTATAAAAAGAACTATCCTCAATCACGAAATTCTTACAATTGACATTATTAACAGTTTCATTATACTCATCAGTGACAAAAAATATATAAATTTTCTCTAAATCTTTTCTATTTATTTGTATAAGAATTAAATTTTCTCCTGTTTCAACAAAATCAAAATTTATTTCCGATACTTTACCTTCTCCAAAAAAGTATCCAGTGTCAAAACTATTATTATCATTCTTTATAGTTAATAAGCCTTTGTAAAAGGGGGAGTTAATATTTTCTTCTACAGATAAGCTTACAAAGTTGTCAGTTGGTATAATAGTAGAAACTCCGTTGTTAATTAATGTTATAAGAAACTCTACAGGTTCTCCATCAATGTATATGTAGTTACTATTATTTTTCTGGTTATTATACATTGTTTAAATTTTTAATATTATCTATAATATTATCTAGAAACTCTGGTTTAATTATTTTTAATACTGTACCGGGGGTTATTACATTAACTGGATTAGTAATATTGTTAACAAGTATTATTAACCACCATAGATTTTGAGTACCGTAGGCATCATAACTTATCTTAGTATAGGGGGTTTTACCAGTTATAGTTTTTTTATAATATAAATTTACAGCTAAGTTTTCTGGAAACTTAATTGTTTTAATTATATTATAAAAGTAATAATTATTATTAGTTCCTAGGTTAAAAATATTTTCATACCTATACTTTGATAAGTTAGGTAGATCATTTATGTTATTTTGACTAAGTTGTAAATCTGTTATTTTCATAGACCATCTGGGAATATACTACTTTTATTTTTTATTACCTCTGTTGTATTGTTAGGAGACTCTATTGTTGTACTTATTCTTTCGTCGAAACTATTTAAAAATAGATTTTTAGTTTCGGGTAACAAGCTTGTTAGAGAAATTGTTACCTTATAAGCTTCAGGTATTAGAGTTGTAATTTCTCGTATACCATCAGAACTCCCTCCGACGTAATTGACGTAGACGCTTTTTTGTTGTTTGTTACCTTTACATTCAACCTTAAGGCCACTAATATAACTATACAAATAAGATAGAACCCCAGGAACTCTAGCTTTGTATAATACAGGTGGATGTAAAAATATAGAGTTTAGTCTTGCGGGTAGATTTTGATATAATAATAAAAATACTAACTCCCAGTTTCTTTGATAACTTGTATTCCCAGAATAATCTAAAGAACTATCAAAAGTATTATCTAAAAAGAAATCTAATGTTACACTAGGACCAGTTTGGTTATACTTGTACATTTTCGCAAAGTCTACTCCGAATCCAGTACTAACCATAGTAGCAGCAGTTTTTGCTAGTTTTGTGACACCTAAACTATCGAAAGATTTTAATACTTGATCATCTCCCCATTCATTTTTTATTTCTTTGAAATTCTCCGTGAAATAAGGTATTTTGTATTTAAAATCAGAAGGAGTTACTCCATACAGGTTTTCATATCCTTTGATATTAGTTTTTATACCTGTTGGGTAAAAAAATGATTGTTCTTTTAACTTAGTAACATCTTCTCGAACTTTATCTAAAAAATTTTCTTTATTACCAGTTAGTTCACTAATTGTTTTTTTAATTGTATCGTAACCAGGTGCTAAAAAATCATTATCTTTTAAAAATTTATTTGCAGCTGTGGCTGCTTGTGAACCACCTTCAGCAATTATATCTACTAATCGGGATATATTTGCTGCAAAAGCTGGATGAGTAATATAATATTCTTTTAAATGTAAAGTAGGAATCTTTTTAGCATCGACCCACGCTGTAGTTGTTTTAGTCCATTTAAAATCTGACACAACATCAATATTGCCAGGCTTATAAATTGGCTCTAAATAAGGTACTGTAATATCTACACCATTATCGTTTAAAAACCCGGAAAAGTCTTTTAGCTTTTCTCTTATGAATTGAGGATTTTTATTAACATTAAAAAGTAAATTTGAATTAGACATAATTTAAACTACCTGCCTTTCTTCTCAAAGCCATACCATAATCATCTCTAGGAGTAGTAATGTTATTAATTATATTTCCACCTACATTAGCAGTCTCCTTCAATGTACTATTCAGCATTGAAAATCCATTTCCCATTTGTTCTTGTAACATCTCATTGTACATTTTTTCTTCTTGTTTTTGACTGTCTAAATCTTGTCGCATTGCATCAATTGGGCTGTCAGTTTCTTCTGGATCTGGTTTTTGTTTCGCTTCTTGTATTTCTTTTAAAGATTTTTGGTAATCACTGTACATTAACCCTGCGTCAATACCTAAAGAACCTAAAGTACCTATAAGTGGTACATTACTTATAGCGCCGGATAGTACTTCTAAACCTGCTCCTGAATAATCCCCTTCCTTGAGTCTTTGGTATCCTGCATACAAACCGACACCTAAGCCTAATATAGGTATTTTTTTAAGTAAGCTTTTTTTTGCAGCCTTTTCCGCTACCTCACCAGCGATTTCAGTACCTACTTTTTCTCCAATTTTTTCTGCTACTTTTTTCTCCCCTTCTCTAATTATCTTATTAGCTTTGTCCAACTCTTCGTTAACATACTTCATATTATTCCGTATGTTTTTATTCTGCTCGACACTCTTGTTTATATTTTTTTGAGTTTCTTCAATTCTACCCCGGGCTTCCAAATCCCCTTTCTTTGAAGCCTCTATGTTACGTTTTTGTTCTTCAACCAATTTGCGAGTTTCTTGTATGTTTTTCTCGCGTTGTTGTTTGAGCTCTTTATTTAACTCTCTACCAGCCTGTTTATCTTTTTTGGCTTGCTCTACTATTTTTTTATTCTTTTCTATTTCTTCTAAAGCAGCTTTAGAGGGCCCAGCTGGTGCTGTTTTAGGTAAGGGTGGAGGTACTACTGGTTTAGGAGCTCTTAGTTTTCTTATTGCCCCTGGTATATTCTTTAAAGCGCCTACCCCGGTTGCCATCCCTACTGCTTTTAAGGCAATTTTCCCGATTTTGGGAGCCCATTTCAAACCTTTAATCGCATTTTTTTCAAGAGCTTCAAGACCTGCATCTATATAATCTCCAGGTTTTGGTATGCTATCATATAGTTTTTTTAAAGCCATTATTGCTAAAGCAAGCATAGGCAGTAATGAGTTTAATTTATCAGCCTGAGCATCAGCAGCTTTTAGTATGGACTTAGGTTTTTCTTTATCTAAGGAACTCTTTCTTTTCTTTGCTTCTTTATCAAACTGACTCTCTTTAATCTTATCTCCATAGTACTTTACTAGAACATCTCTCTCGCTCTGTATAATGGATTTTATTTCATCTAGTTTAGATATTACCCCTCTATTGTTAATAGAACTAATACCTTTATCAGAAGGTAAATTAGTCTTAAAATTTGTACTTATATCTTTTCTCAGCTGATCTATACTTTGTTTAGCTTCTTTGATACCGCTATTGATATTGTCTAATACAGACAATTTACCCAAAGATGTAGTTAGATTGTCATTGGTAGTCAATCTTTTGCTAAGCAAATTTATAATGTCTTGGTCAAGTGCCATTAAAAATATTTAATTTAAACATAAACATTTGGTTGAGAATAAATATTTTTATGGCAGATATTAAGCAAACAATACAAGATTTCTACAAAGTCGCTCAGACCAAGGATTTCGCGCGTAATTATCAGTTTAGAGTGTTAGATGTTTCTAATAAAGGTGCTTCTGTATTCACAGAAGATCAGTTAGTATATGCTACCTCGGCTAATATACCAGGTAAAAAGATCAAACCTGTAAGCGTGCCTTATTCTGGATTTAATTTTAATGTACCAGGGCCAGTAGAATATAACTTAACAACCGGTTACCAAATTGCGTTTTATTTAGATGCGCAGAGTTCTGCAAGGATTGCAATGGAAAACTGGATTGAAGAAACATTTAGTGAGACAACATCTACTGGAGATCAAACATTACATAATAATAGTACAATCACCTTAGCACAACTAGATAATGAGTTTGAAGTTCTACGTACTTATAAGTTATTTGGTGTATTCCCAACAGAAGCTGCTGATATTTCGTATACTATTAACGCTGTTGATGGTCAAGTAGTAACATTTAATGCTACATTTGCTTATCAATTTTTTAAGAGAGACAACGAGATCGGTCAGGTTTTAAATAAAGTAGGTAAACTACTTTAAATTGAGAAAAGAAATCTAGTATCAGTTTCAATATTTACCTTGTATAAGTTATAAAGCTTATCAGTGATGTCACTAGGCGTTGACCCTATTTCATCCAAGGCTTTATAACTTATTACATTATACAACTGTTTCAAATCCTCAGCTAAGCTTACTTCTGTAGTACTATCTTTTATAGATATATCTACTTTATCAATAAATTTAAAAGTATTATAAAAGATTATATCTTTTGTTGAAGGTTCACATTTACTATGTATATCTTTCAATCGAGAAAGGGTTGGTATTTTATATGTAACCTCGTAAGATATATCGTTATTTTTAAATTTATGTGTGTTGTTTTTGATAAGGTCTGATTCCTTAATTTTTATATCATTTAATATTTTGTTAAGTTTGAGTTCCTCGAACATACTATTTTCTGCTTCTCTTAACGCGTATATTGAGTGTAGGAAATCTATATAATTGAGATCATCTGTACATCTTGTTTGAATAATATCAATTAAAAAACCTATATAATTAATAAGTATTTCTTCTGTATTCTCACTACTAAATATATCACTCAGATTAGTAAGAGATATAATATCGTATCGTTTGAGAGTTTGAGTCTCTTTCGAAATCGGTAATTCAATTCTTATTTTATTCTTATCATCGATAATGCTAAGAATGTTTTTTATATTATTTGCTTGCTGACTCATTAGTAAACTTCTTAAGTAATTTATAATAGTTTATTGATTCTTCAACTGTTATTTCTTTAAAATCTCCAAAGGAGAAATTGCTCTCTTTCATTAATATTAATTTCAATTGATTAAGGTAATCCTGACTATACTTACATACAAGAATTAGTAACTTATAAAACTTATATATATCAAAAGAGAAGTCACTTTTAAAATCTTTATTCTTATGATTAAAAATCAAAACTTTGTTGAGATTTAAAATAAAGGAAGTGTTAATTATATCTAGTAACTCTTTGTATGTTTTTAAAGAAATATTTGTTGCTATTTCTTTTACGTAACTTACATCAATATAATTACCGTTTATTTGTTTTATAGAAGATAATTTATTAATATCAAAATTACTATCTACTATGCTAGGATATCCAAGGGTAAAATTAATATTATTAATATTTACTGTTATAACTTTATCTTTAGGAATGTTGGGTATAAAATCATTTTTAGATATAATAATATCCCCTTTGAATCCTGGTTTATCAATTTCAAATGCTACATCCTCTTTACTATTATAAATAGTATTTTTTACGATTTTGAGTATTTGTAAAATATCTCCTTTCGTACTAAAAAAACTAAAAAGAGATTCGAGGTTGTTTGTATTTAAATATTTGGTAATCTTTTCTACATCACTAAATGTTAGTAAGGACGACATCGTATCTATTGAATTTCCATTTTACTCTTTGTTCTATAACTGAAGGATCAGCTGCATACTTATAACTATCTTTGTTTTGAGTATCCACTGGAATGCAGTCATAAAATGTATACATTTTTCTAATTAGAGTACTATCAAATTTAATATGTCTACCTAAAAATACAACTTGTATATTAGTGTATAAATCTTGATTAAAACTACCATATCGGGAAATCAAACGAATCCATGGCTTAAAAATTATATCATTTAAGCTCAAATTGGTATCATAAAACGTTGTAGTTAGCCCTGTTGTATCTAAGTTTCTTGCTGAGTTCACAGTAATAGGAATGTATCCATTTGATTTAGATTCATGTTCTAGTACTTGTGTAGACAAACTATCATCTGGTATATCAACTCCTATAGTAAGGGCTTGAATATTACTACGTTGAAATTTTTCTTTCGTCTTATTGATTCCAACTCGCCTATCATTAGAAGATTCTCCTATAAAGGCATAAAGATCATCATTTAAACTACTAGGTAAATCATATGATACATAAAACATATTTGAATCAGAAATAGTCGTATCAAATTCAAGTAAACGATTGTAAAACTCTTGTATCTGACCTACAGGTGCATCGTTTGATTGATATTGTATGCCTTTACTCATTTAAAATATTTATAAAAAAAGCTCGGCTTTCGCCGAGCTTTGCGTTAATATGAATACTATACTTTACTGTCCAACAATCTCTTCGAAATTAACATCATTGTTAACCGCATAGAAGTTAACTAGGATGAATTCAGCAGCACGTACTGGTTTCAAGTAGATATCTACAACCAATTCGTTATTCTCAATTCTTGCAGATGTATTATTTCTTTCATCACATACGATCAAGTAATCATAAACACCCTCTGTTTGCTTACAATTCTCGAAGATAGGAGTTAATGTATTAACAACCTTTGTACGTGTTAAGAATGTATTTGGCTCAAAGATAAAGTACTTAAGAGTTTCTCTTGTACGTTTCTCTAAGTCTAAGAATAATCTACGAACGTTAACTCTGTCAAAGGCAGTTGGCTTACGTTGTAGTGTTTTCTGACCAAATACAATAATACCTTCATTAGGGAATTGAGTTACAGGATTGATTGCAACTCTGTATAATTGATCTCTTTGACGTTGAGTAGGACTAAT